TTTTCTAAAGTTTTCTGTTGCATCAAATGTTAATTCACTCGGCATATAAATCTATTTTTATATAAATAGATTAATTCTAAATTTTTATACAGAATAAGTGTTATTTGAGTCAGTAAATATTGATATTAATTTACTAGTGAAGTTGGGGTTGTTAACTATTTCCATTGCCAATTGTTCAGATGATATGTTTTGGGGTAGGTTTTTTCCATCAACACTTAAATCTATTTTACCTCCAACATCTAATTTTACATTTCCGTTTACAGAACCTGCATTTGCCGTATCCATATTACCACCCATACCATTTATACTGTTAACCGCGTCAAATAATTTTGTTCCTCCGAGTATTAAATCATCTTTTCTAAATGATACTGGGTCCATACCAGGTCTTAATATAAAGTCTTGCTCCTCAGGTTCTTCTATTGGTAAACTAGACGGTACTGTATTACTTGAGGGGTTTATTGGTAAACTAGTCGGTACTGTATTACTTGAGGGGTTCGGTTGTTGACTATTATCCTGACTGTTGTCCTGACTTCCACTCATAATTTTATCGATATTTCTACCTAAGACATATTCTAGTGCATCTCCCACTAAAATTAATCCACCACTCACGGCAGTCGCTTGTTCTTTTATTTGGTCAGCAACTTCGGGGGGAAACGCATTTATTAAGGATTCACCAACACCCAAAAATGAAGTACTTATTTCTTCTAATTTTGTAACTATAATCTCATCTAATTTTAAATCTTTTAAAAGATTTTCTTCGTCTAATTTTTCATTCGCTTTGTCAAACATAATTTGTGGTATATCTATTAAAGCTTGTCCTATTCTTCCTGCTTGGTTTTGAAAGTCTTGTGCCGCTTCCTCACTATTCATTCCTTCTGCAATATGTCTTGTGAGTGTTCTACCGTATTCCGCAACCTCATCTGCACTAAAAGCTTCATTTAAACCTAATAATGCCTCATCAGCAACTCCTTTAAACGCTTCTTGGGCATCGGTAACCCCTTTTGTATTGGTCCCTAACATAACAGGTGCAAAATCTGCCGACGCAACCGTATTCGCAATAGTTTCCAAATATCCCATATTTTGTACAGCAATTTCTTTATCTGACATCGCAGATTCTGTTTGCATTTTTTCCAAGGTAGCGAAGTCGGCTTTGTTGAGGTCCTGTGCCTTTTTTGTTGCGACTTCTATTTGTTTACCCGCTTCATTAAATACCGGTATTTGAACTTCAATTTCACCTCCTTTTATGTTACCCATACTTGCTAGAAGTTCTTTTTTATCGTCATCTATTTCACTAAGACCGCCTAACATATCAAGTTTTTTGGTTCTTTCGGCAGCTTTCATTGCCATATCTGTCATTTCTGTATATGTCATACCCACAGCCCCCGCAGCTTCTTTCAACCTGTACATTTCGGTAGTGGATATATCAAATTCACCCGTTTTTTCATTAAATGACACCGCCGATTCAGCCATACCTAAAACAGCGTCTTGTAATCCCTCAACATCTGTTTGGGCCATATGTAATAGTTTGAATGGGTCTCCTAAGTCTCCAACCGCTCCTCCTAACATTTGGAAGTTTGCAGCCATTTCTATTGCCTTCTCAGGTTCAAGTAGATTCTCAGCCATAGTAAAAGTCTTTCCGACATCAATTCTAAGTGCTTGTGCCTTCATTACCATCTTTGAGAATCCTTCAACTCCATCTTTAAAGTTGTATGATGACATCATTTTAATATTAGATGCCACACCTTTCATAAATTCTCCGACATTGACTCCATAATTTCGAGCCTGTTCTGACATATCACTTATATTTTCAATTGCTTTGTCTGTTCCGACACCTATTGACCTAAATCCTTCAACAATTGGTGCTAATTCTGCTCCGGTTATTCCAGCGTTATTTGCGATAGCCTGCATATTCACCACTTGCTCACTAGTTAATAGTGTATTTGTTCTCATAGAGTCATTCATGGCTTTCATTAGATTTAAGTTATCGTCTAAGCCGACCCCAAACTGTAAAGTTTCAAATGTCGCTTCTGCCATTGTGTCGGCAATTGCGTCTCCAACAAGTTTTGTTTGTCCTAAACCTTGTCGTGTCATATCATAAGTTAACTCTCTTAACTTATCAACATCTTGTATAACTGCTGCGGGTAATAACATTTTACCCATAGTGGAAGCTAAATTTTGTAGACTAATATCCGCTAACTTAGTTGCCCTTTCTAAACCTTTTGCGCTTTGTGTTACTGCATCTACCGCATTCTTACCTTTATCCAACGCGTCAGAACCTGTTGTTTGTAATAACATAGATATTCTATTTTATTATAAATAGTTATCTTCTTGATTTACTCTTTTCTATTTGTTCTGCCCTTTTAGTAAATTCTTCAGAAAGTTTATTTATAAAATATTTTCTTTCATATGTGGGCACTTCTAATAAGTCTTTGTATGAAAAGTTTGCATGTCTAACAAGATAATAAATCTCATCAAGCATAACTGTGCGCAATTCAGAAGAAAGGCCGAAAAAACTCCACCCCAAAGGTGATTCTTACATTCACTCTTTCTCCTGACGGGGCGTTAACAACTCTTTCTAAGTCTATTTTAGGTTCACACTTACTTAAAGTGTTTCTTATGTGTTTTGAATCCATAATTGGTAAGTTTAGTATAAATTTTGATATGTATTCTCTATCACTATTATCATCAATACTTACAATTTGTTTTTCTAATCTTGTGGTTACTCTAGGTGGTGTAGTATTTGGTGGATACTGCTCTAAAATTCTTTCAATCCCTTCTATGTCTCCAATCGTTAATAGTTTACATTTTACTGTATTTCCACTCTTTGGTAATTTAAGGGTGAATATTCCGTTGTCGTCTGGCTTTAATTCAGGCTCGATAATATTTAATTCGTCTAGTCTTATCGTCTTTTCGAATTCCTTATTTGTTTTTGGGTCTCTTAGTTTAAACGTATAGTCAGGACCAAAAGATGTATTTCTTAAGAAGATTAATACTGCTTCCAAATCACCCTCCAATAAGTCTTCAACTCTAATATCAGGTTCATATAATTTATTACGTACTAATTCATTAACAATACCTTTTGTATTTGCTGCATTAATAAGTATATTTTCATCTTGTGCGGTTAAATAACCAATCTTTAAAGACTTTTTTTTGTTTTTATAAAACAAACCTTTAGATGGTAAACTTACAACATCGTGTGGTAAGTTAAATTCTTGTTGACCGTATTGTCTTGTAGTATCTTCCATTTTTTATATAAAAAAAAACCATAGGGAATAAACCCTATGGTTAAATATATTAATTATTTATTTTTTTTCAATAGTATTAGTAAACCAAAATACATCTATCAGGACGTAGTGTTGCGGTAATTGTTGCTAACGCATCATCACTATACCCTAAACTATCGAAATTAACATCAGTTAAGAAAGTGCCCTGTAGAATCCATTTTTCAACGGCTACACCTGTTGGGTCTAACATTTCTAAGTCTAAGTCTTTTTTATACCCTGCCGCATATCCCATACGTCCTGTAACAGATTCTGCTGTTAATCTAACCCACTCCATCAAAGCTTGTGATGCTGAGGGTCCGATTGGGTCTCTAAACGTTACATTAATTGTATTCCATGTAAATCTACCAGCAACATAAGTAGAAGTGTTTAAGAATGGAATCTCTGTAGAATTAATTTGGACATTGGGTCTTGAAGTTGACTCAACGTACCACGAGTTTATACCTAATGATGAAGGGAAAGTAAGAACAAATCTATTTTTCCTTTTCGGTTCATACGGTACGGGCATTTTCATTAATAAATCAGCCATAGTATTTTGGTTTTAAATTTCTTGTTTATTTAATTATAAATATCAGCTCAGAACTTTTTTCTCTTTACTTTTATTTTTTTATCTATAAAATCTTATTCCGGCAGTTATAAATTATACTTCTAGTTTATCACCACCTTTAGTTAAATAAGTTTTTACTGGGCTTTCTTCATATTCTTTATCTAAAAACTTTTTTATAGACTCTATATTACCTGGGTCATCATCAGAAAAACCAATCTGAGGTACAAAATTGTTTTTAACGTCATTTGTGAATGATACTTTTTGACCTAGTTTTTGGCTCTGATATTTAACATAACTAATAAATTCTCTTAAAGCTTCTATCTTACCTTCTTCAGGATTAGATGCAGAACCTTTACCATAAGTCACAGGATGATACTTACACATATCTAAATATTCTTTGATTAGTAGTTGGTCGTCTTTTAAGACCTCCCCTGACAAATCTCGATATTTTTTAAGGTTATTGACTAGTGTTTGTAAATTAATCCCATTATGGTTTGTAACAATCATATTATAGATTGCATCTTTTAAAACAGATGGTGTATGACCTCTAGCGGTTATAATTGCAAAAATGGAACCTCCATTTATACACTCCACAAAATCATTCCACGATGGTCCAGGTTCCGCTAATAAAGAGTCTACAATAAATCTCTTATCCCCTTCTACTCCAAAATTCCTATAAGGATTTTCGGAATATCCAACAATCATTTCCCCCTTATATTCAAAGGGTTCTCCCCCGATTTTTTGTCGATATTCTGCAAAATCTTCTGTAGACATGCCGACTTCTCCACCCTGTTCAGATTGTAACATGATTTGAGTTGGCATAGTAACAATGTTATCGTCCCAATCAAAAGCGTAGTACTTTAAATCGGGATTACCATCTTCTATACCTTCAGATAGACTAATTAAGTTTTTTCTTATAATCTGTTTAAGATTCATTTAAATTACTTATTTAAACTTTCTATTAATCTTTCTAACTGAGATTCCGTAACAACAATGTTTTGAGGCTTTTCAGAATAAGTCTCAACACCGTTACTTTCTATTTCCATAGACTCTCTTAAAATTTTCTTTTTAAATTCCATGTTTTTATTTTTTATTAAACGTTTAATTAATGGCTAAAAATGGGGGATACCGAAGTATCCCCCATTTAATAATTATTAGATATCCTCAAATGATGCACCTGTTGGTGTAATTAAGAATTCAATATCAATAAATTCTAACGCTCTTGTTGGTTTTAGATAAATTTTACCTACTAATGTATTGTTATCTAAATCCTCAGGAGTGTTCTGAACTACGACTCTAAAGTCAATCAAACCTCTATCTCTTCTGATTGAATCTAAGATTGGGTTTACTGAATCCAAGAACTCTTGTCTTACTTGGTCGTCATTCTGTTCGAACAATAGTCTTACTGCGACTGCTGAAATCAACTTACGAGCCTGTAGTAACAATCTTCTAACATTAATTCTGTCGAGTGCAGATTCCTTAACTTGAGTAGTTTTATTACCCCAAATAACTGTTCCAACATCTGAGAACGTTGCGATTGGGTTAATTCTACCTTTATAAAGAATATCTCTATCGTCTTGTGTTAATTTTTTACGCGCCTTAATTCCGTTAACCAAACCTCTTGTGTAACCCGCTGATGCAAACCATGGGAAAGCAATATTATCAGTTAATGCCAAGTTTCTAACTACTTCCGCTGTCGGTGGTAGGTAGATTTGTGTATTATTAACAGTATCTCTTGTTAAAATCCATGGGTAATAAGTTGCAGTATAGTTAGAATCGATTCCCGCATCCTCAAGATTTTCAGTCGATTCTTGTGGATAGATGAAGTCACCTGTAAAGTTAGATGTTGTATTAACAAACATATTATAATCAGGTGTGGTACAAATGTAGATTGAGTCCGCTCTATCAGTTTCAATCATATCAATCGCTTCTTCAATTAAGTTTGAATTATTCACATAATCAACACCTGGTGTTGTAAACACATTAATATTTACTGATTCAGGATTAACGAATGTCCACTGACCCCATAAGTAAGCGTAGTAGTCAGTATTACCCCAATCTTGTCTATCGGGTCCTGTTATAGTTTTAAACGCTCCCCATCCTGTAGCACTTGGGAATCTTATTGATGTAGCGGCTCCTTTTAAGTATCCACTATTACCTAATATAAATCTATCTCCATTAGTTCTATACTCTCTGTAAATGTCCCATCCATCAAATCCACCTGTTGGAATCAATGTGAATTTACGTGCATTTAATCTATAGTATGGTGATGTATCTGATGGTTCACTATTAAATGAAGCGTCACCGACCTCGAAAGCGGTTTCTCCTGACGTTGTCCATTGACTTGAAATTGTGATGACAGTTGCACCTGAGTCCATGTGATATCCTTTAGTTAATACTGCCCATGGTGATGACTCAGTTGCAGTTGCTAAATCAGTAGGATTTTGTTTACCTTTGTAAGACGCAAAGTCCACGTCGATACCAACAGTGTTTGACACACCTAAGTACACTCTTCTTGGGTTATCACCTGAACTTCTTGTTACATTATCACCCCCCTGTGTTCCAAATGGAGGATTTGCGATAATTTCACCTGGTGTATCATATTTAGTCTTATAGATAAGATGTGGTGATTTATAATTTTTATATTGTCTTGTCTGATAACCTCTAAATCCACACGGTAATGAGTCGATAGGTGCTTCTTCATTAACCTCTAACATAATGAAACGAGACTTCAACTCAAAATCACCATTTGCTGTACCTATTTTTTTAGCTACATAACTATTAAGATTAGGGTCCATAGTACAATTTGTGAATTTTTCTAACACCACAGGACTTGAATCGGTGTCATAAAAATCTCTTACAACAACATCAAAAGTTAAATTGTTAAATGAAATATTTGCTATAGATAATTTTATTTCTCTATTAGCTCCACTACCGTCAGATATTGATATAAATTTAAATAGATTAAATACCTCGTTACCTCTTAACTCAGAAACCACATATGGAGTAGATGGAGTCTGATATCTATCTAAGTACCAACCGATACCTGTATTATCTGTATCTGTTCTTGCTCCATTAAATGATAATAAGTCAGTATTTAAACCTCTAATTTTACCTTGTCTATAACCTGTATTTAATAAATTATAATACATTTCACCAACCATAAGAGGTACGTCATTTCTATCTTTTCCAAAATTAGATTGACCTAACATCTTACTTATGAAATTAGGGTCACTTAAAGTTAACGAAGTATCAAAAGTGAAAGTTTCTGAATCACTTGTAATACCTGATATTTGGAAAGTAGCAAATGGGTTATTAGTAATGCCTGAATATGCCCCTGTAGAGTTAATAGTTACATCGGTTAAACCTGAAACTTCATATACAGGACCGTCATCGTTACTATATGTTGATAAACCTCTTGAACGTAATGTTGAGATTACCATGTTATGGTAATCAGTTATAACGGTACCTGAGTAAGTAGTGTCATACACAACAGCTTCACCTGTGTAAGTGTTACCTGACGTGTTTGTGAGACCTGTAACAATTAAACCGAAACCTACACCTGAGTAGTCTTCACTAGTAGAATTATAAGGGAATAATGCATAATACCAAGAATCATTCTGTGACGCTTCAAAATTTGCAGTATCTATAGTTAGACCATCAACATCAAAAATATTAGTACTACTTACCCAATTAGATGTACCTGTAATTGTGTCATAAGTGCCACCACTTACAGTTCCAAACATATAAGCAGTAGTACCTGAGTTTGTTGGGTCGACTATGTCGTTATAAAGACTTGTTTTAAAATCATCTTCTATTGTACTTACTCCTCCACTAAATGTTGTATAAGGTAAAGCAAAATAATTTTGTATATATGATGGTAAGTTTGAACCATCTACTACTGTTGAT